ATTTTTATAATTTATACTCATGATAAAAAGTAATTAAATGCGTCCTGTTCGTTTTTCAAGTCTTGTTGAAAAGAAAAATTTAATTGATTTTGTAGTGTAGTTAAAGACTCTAATATCTGTCTTTGATTTTCCACATCGTATTCTTGTTTTGGTTCAGGTATGTAGTTTGTTACTTTAGCCATTATCTTCTTCTACCGTAAGATGCTTGTGAATAACTTGAAGATGGTGATGTATCTTTTCTTGATGTAGTTGGACTTGATCTAGAAGGTATAGATCCTCTTGTTTTATCTTGAGCAGACGCTGTTCCATAATCACCTCTATCTATTTTCTTTTGAATACCTCTTGCTTGAGCCATAGTTGCAGCTCTTGCATCTTCTCTACCTTGGTATCCACCATATTTTTTCATATCTAAATAGTCCATTAAGTTTTTAGATCTACCAAAGTCTGTATTACGTAACCTTTGATTTAAACTTCTGATGCCACCTAAAGCATCACGACCTTTATTTAAAAAGAAGTTAGCGCCAGGTATAGCAAAACCAATTAGTGTTTTAAACAAATCTGCTATACCACCAGATTTTTTTTGACCTGGTAAAAATTCTTGTTCCACATCTTCTTCATTAGCTATACCTAAAGTGCCTATTCCTTCAAATCTATTTAAATCTAATCCTTCTAATCTATTTGCTGGTAATTGTGGTACTTTATTTGTGTTAGGCAATAAATAATTAGGTTGAAGAAACATTGAATTATTGTCTACAAATCTTAAAGTGTTTATTCCTCTTTCCGGATAAAAACCTGCTCCAAGTGCTGACTCTAGTTGAGCTTTTGAAGTTTGTTCCGGCATGTATTGATTAAAATCCTGATTAGGAAAAACTTGTTCAGTGCCTGTATTAAGAAAATCAATTCTACCTTCTGTATCTACTAAATTTCCTTGTGCATCAAAAACTATTGCCATTATCTTCTTCCGTCCGGTTGTGCGTCTAATCTTAGTGTGCCGTATCTCCAGGTTTCACCTGTACCATCATTTTCTATCTTTATAGATACAAGTCTTCCTCTGGCTCGAGTATCTACCTTATCAGTTGTTGACGTAACTGTAAAGGGTCCAAGTGGTGAGCTGACAGCTACATCGTCTGGATATGCACTAACCAATAAAGTCACTTTAGCATTACCTGTTTGATATTTAAAATCAGGTATAAATCGTCTAACAGCCATAAAAAATTCACCATCTCCTCTGTAATCTGCAACTCCTGTTGCCTGACCTAAAGCGCTACGTCTAGATGTTATGTCCCAATCTCCAGATCTAATAAATGCAGGTATAGCTGTTGTCGCGGTGCTGTTAACTTGATCTGTGCCTTGTTCGTGTTCGTAATAAATACTAGCTCCATATTTATTTGTAATTCCTAATATGTCAGGGAAAACTGGTGTCAATGTATCATCGTAATCTGTTGCATAAGGATTATCAAATACACTTTGGTCTTGATAGGTTGTTCTATCTAAAGACGATGTTGTCCAACAGTTTTCAGAATAATTATAAGTTACGCATCTATCTATTTGATCAGATCCATCTTTTGGATAAAACCAGTTTACTTCTGTGTATAAATTATTTGCTCCTGCAAAGATAACATCTCTTGAATTAAAGTTTAATCCAAGATTATCTCCATCTGTACTAAATACAAAATCTTCTACAAGAGATGGCAATGATTTTACTGTACCATCAAATGCAAAAAATCCACCTTGCGATCCCATCCAAAATACAGCACCGTTGACAAAGGTTGCTGCGTGTTGACCAATACATCCACAGTTTGTACCAACCTGTCTAACACTAAATGTAAAAGGTGGACCAACGAACTGAATTACGTATGCAGCAAGATCAGTTATGACAAATACGTAGTCTTTACCTTGAAGCGCTGCTCTTATTTCATTTCCCGTATCTAATCTAAACGTACCTGCAGTGTTGGTGGCCGTAGGTGTATATGTATTTAAATCTTCTTGATTAGAAAATCTTACAAACATCGGATCTTGTGTGGTTGTGTCACCGATAGTTGTTTCCGTTCCAAAATGAAATAAGTGTCTATCTCTGTCTGACACCAATGTAAATCTAGTTGCTGTAGGATTGTTACCGGTTGCAAAACCTGATGTAGTTAAAGATGCTCGTTGAGCTCTTGGATTTGATGCACCTGCATTCCAAGTAAAAGTTTTACCATTAAATATAGTTGCAACTAACACTTGACCAAAATTATCAAGACTCCAGTTTCCTGGATCTAGGGTCACGTCACTTGTAGCTCTTGCTGTGCCCCAAGTTGAAGCTCCCCAGGTAGATGTGCTCCATCCATATCCTGTGGTTTGTGTAGTTGGTCCAACTTCAACGTAAGGATTAACAGTTGCAGCCCCTGCCGCAGTCATACCAGATCCTCCTTCAGCACGTGAAGCTTGAACAGTAAATTTATCTATATCAGGTACAGTTAAAATTTCATAGACTTGTTCTAATTCGGCTGCTGTAAAATCCGATGCTCCCGTAACTGTAACAGATGAAAGAGTTACATATCGTCCAACAGCTAAACCATGTGAACCTTTATTAATAGTTACAGTTCGAGACGCATTAACAGTTGTTAACGTGCCCCCTGTAATCGCTGTATCTAAAGGAGTAATATCAAAAAAATCATTACCATAATAAAGAAACAAACCTTGAGATGTTCCAATAGCACTATATTTTTCACCTGCAAAACTTGAGAATGCAACTTGAGCTCTAGCTGCTCCTGGTAATGTTTTATTCCCCGCGGTTAATTGTAACCAACCACCTATTTTTTCAGGTAATCCATATCTAAATCTTACAAAATCACCATCGGTCCATTGTCCCTCGGCCCCTGATTCTGTGTCTTGTTTGTTAAAACCTGGCTTGAATTTTAATTTTTGTAGCATATAAATCGTTATATAATACTTATTTAAATTATGAAAGAGAGATATTAATGGAAAAAACTGTAAATATTACCAACTTTATTGGTGTGTATGATAATTATATAACAAAAGAAGAATGTAATAGAGCCATTCAATTATATGAAGACCAAAATAAATTTAACAACACAGTAAATAGAATTGGATCAGAAAAACAATCTATATTACAAAAACAAGATCAACAATTTTTTGCATCTCCTAAAAATGTAGATGTTTGGTGGGAAAATCTAAAAACAATGATAGTAAATTTTGATATGGCTTGGAAACACTATTTAGAAAATACCGGAGCTGCTGCTGCGTATGGCAATCCTGAGTTTAATTATACTACTTTAAAAATTCAAAAAACCCTTCCTACAGAAGGGTATCATGTTTGGCATATCGAGCATGGTAAAGGTTTTGAAAATGAATCTAGAGCTTTTGTTTTTTCTATATATTTAAATGATATTGAAGATGGAGGAGAGACAGAGTTTTTACATTTTTCAAAAAGAGTAAAACCAAAAACAGGGAGAATAGTTATCTGGCCTGCTGCTTTTCCATACGTTCATAGAGGTAATCCACCTTTATCGGGTGAAAAATATATTCTAACATCTTGGATGTTGTTAGCATAATGTCTTTTGATAATAAAATCACTGATCTTAAATTTCATTTAAAAGGATTAATTAATAAAGATACATGTCATAAATTAATTAATTTTTATGAAAATCACAAACATATGACTTTCTCAGAAAGTAGTTATAAATTTTCTTCTAACAAAACAGAAGAAGATAATTGTAATTTTTTAAATATATCTGAACTAAGAGCAAGACCAGAATTTATTGATCCTTATCAAACCATATTAAAATATTTAAGAATTGTTTTAACTCAATATGATATTCACATGCGCACTAATTTATGTCCTACTTATGAAAATAAATTTATGACTCATACGAATAATATTAGAATAATAAAATATGAAGTTGGACAACTAATAAAAGATCATTCAGATGTAGATGATAATATTAGAGGTTCTTTAACCATGAATTTAAATGATGATTATGAGGGTGGTGAGTTTAGATTTTTTGGAGGACGATTAAAAATAAAATTATCTGAGGGAGAAGCAATGCTTTTTCCTGCTGAACCTGTTTGGATTCATGGCACAGAGCCAATAACCAAAGGTGCTAGATATACTATTAATTGTTTTTTAAGACAGTAAAATTACGAAGAAGAATAAGATGTAGGTCTTGCACCTAATCTAGCTATTTTATCAGCTTCGCTTTCGTCATCTACATTGTCATTATCCCAATTAGATTGCAATTCAGCTAAATGAGCTGTGTCCCATCTAGTAACGAAATCTTGAATATCACCTAAATTCGCGTCTTCCCAAGTAGAATGTGGAGTTTCATCTCTGTATTCTACAGTATCATTAATATTTGGTGTTCCATATTGAATCGCCCAAATGTTATTCCATTTAGCTAATCCCCAAAAATCATTGTCATCAATGTCATATCCAACACCTTCTCCAGCGCCTTCATCATAGTTTTTAATTATTTTTTTATCGTCAAATACTACTGTCCATTTTGCGTGTGTTGCCATAATTTCTCCTACGTCTTAATAATATAAATAATTGTTAAATAAGGTT